AATATGGATCGCCTATTAAAGTAATAGGCTTTCTCATTATTAAACCTGTCGCTGCTCTAATTAATCGCTGCGTATAAGGTGAAAATACGGCTCGATTTACTCTAGATAAGTAAGCTGTGTAATCCTCCCGTGGCTCAAGAGGAAGAAAAGCTTCTGAATTATCTCTCAAATATTCGGTTCCGTTCGTAACAGCCCTCATAATTTCCCAGCCTTTCACCATATCCAATACAGCGCGAGTGCGCGTAAAGGGGCTATCAGTCCCACCAACAGAGGTAGAACTGACTATATTTGTGCGAATTGGGCCAGGAACGGCATAAGTCACGGTTTTTTCCTTTTGTGATTAACCCCTATTAAGCGGCAGAAGTAATTGCTCCACTCGTTTGGAAGCTTACGCTTACACTCTGAAGATCGCCCGTGGAAGCACCAAAGTCAGCACTCGTAACTATGCCACTAAATGATAATTTCTTAGCCCCAGATGTGTCTAAGAACAACTCAAATTGAGCGTCACCAGCATCTTCTGTAGTTAAGACATCATCAAGTAAGTTCTTAGTTTCGTTACCTGAAGCCGCTGTATATAGGAAATCAACAGAACCAGTACCGGAAATCAATGATCCTACATAACTACGTGATGTAGCTCCATGCGCTGTGCAATCTAGTGTGTCTTTAGAAACACTTAGGCTCCATCCAGTTGTAGAAACAACAGCTTCGGTTGTTCCCGCAGCGTTTTTGAACTTAACGGAACCTTCCTCACCACGGTGAAAAGCCATGATTAATTCACAAAAAAGAAAGTTATGTTAATAGTTTAACTTGTACTGTCTGTTTTTACAGGTTTTTGCACAGATCCCTTAGCTTTATTATCTAAATACTGCTGACATCTAGGGTCCCAAAGCTCAGGATTTCGCTTCCCTTTTACTGCTTCAATAGCATCCAGTTGTTCTGTTGTAAGTGCCATAGTTACTTTTTCTTGGATTTAGCTTTTGAAGAAGTTTTTTTAGACTTCTTGCCTGTCTTCACAGTAGCAAGATAACCCTCACAACGCTTACTAGCAGCAGATTTAGCCATACAATAAAACTTCCTTTTGATTAGTATATCCTGTATGTAGTCTGCCCTAAAGTCTCTGGTTTTGCCAAGTTGAATTGTTGCAGACATAAATAACCAAAAGCGTCAAACGCATGGTCAACACCAAGATTCTTATTTGGTAAACCTGTATTAGGCGCATATGTAAGAGTTCTTAAAGATTTAATTAACTCTTTGCAACGTGGATGAATAAATGTTCTTCGCGCACCAGTGGCATCGTATAAAGCTGTATTTACTGCTGTTATTTTGTCTCTTATTTTCCAAGGAGCTTTGGGAGAGGAAACATTGAAACCACTTCGACGTAAAATACTGTGATCGGTTGCTCCTATACCCGATGTTTTACGAGCACCACCCGTAGGGTCTGGACAGGCAATAATTCTTCTATCTACACCATATCTACGGGTTACTTCCTCGGCAAAATCCCAGGTTGTTGCCCCTCCCGTAAGCATTATTTCATCGAAAACATATAAGTTATCCTCATGTTTTACCGCACAGATACCTGACATCGGATCAACGTTGAAGTCAACCCCCAATAAAAGTGGAGCGATACTTATATCCTTAGACACAGTGGAGATGTTTTCATCAGAAAATGAGACTGCGACGAGACCCGTGAGATTCTCGAAGCTTGCCTCAAATTCTTGCCTGAATGTACGTTCGTCTAATTGAGCACGGGCAGCTTGAACCTCTTCCGCTGGTACATTTCCCCCGTCTATTGTAGTAAAACTCCAACGACTCCATTCCCCTGTTGGATCGTCGGGAACATAACACCATAAATCGTAAAACCAGCTCGCTGTTCCATCCGGTGTACTGATAAATAATGCCCAGCCCTGTTTATCTGCTAATGCTGGCCTTATTACCTCGAACCAAACCTCCGAATCCATAAAGGCGGCTTCGTCTAGGACCACTCCAGCGAGACTTCGGCCTCTTAGGGACATTGCGTTCTCTGTTCCCTTCAGTTCTATGGTTGAGTCATTTACTAATTCGATCTTTAGGTCGGTTTCGTTCTTACTTTTTATCCATTCCCTAGGTACTAACTTCTTTATTTCTTTCCAGGCTATGTCCTTTGCCATTCGATAGGTGGGTGCGCAGTAAAAGTAGGTTTCTCCAGGTCGGCTTATTGCTGCTTTTATTAACTCGATGCAAGAAAGATAAGATTTACCAAAGCGTCTCCCTGCTACAAGAACACGGAATCGTTTCTTGTTATTGAATACCTCACCCTGCGCCCAACGAAGGGATAAGGGTCTTGTTTTTACTGTCATGTAATACAGAATAGCCGCTTTTTGTACCCCTACCCCCGTTTATCTAGACTATTTATCAGATTGCAGGTTATTATTTGAGTAGTAGTTGATAACCTCTCAAGTGACAGACGCTTATTTAGATGCACTTAATGACTTCGATGGCCCCTTCATAGAAGAAGAGGACGATGAAATACTGACTACAAAAAAGAAGGGCAGAAGTCATGCTGCTGTTATAAAAGCTAGGCAGCAAAGGCTTTATAAAAGACAGTTGGAAGGATTAACTGTTCGACAATTGGTTCTAGATCATGCCTCTAAAGAAGGAGTCTGTGATAAAACTGCCTGGACTGATTGGAAAGCTGTTAATGCTTGGAACGAAGAAGATTGGCAGAAAGATAGAGATAATATGCTCTCCAGGTTGCAGAGCATGAGAGTGCAGTTGTTTAATAAGGCTGTCAGGAAAGGGCAGCTTCAAACTGCTGCTCAAATACTTGATTCATTAGGTAAGGTTATTGGGGAGAGCGTGGAAACTGTGAATATTAACGCTCCAGAATTGGCAATACGGGTGGAAAGCAAAAAGGTGGATTGATATTTGGGGAATGTACTACAGAAGTAATAAGGTTTGTTACCACTACCCCCTATTAAGGGGGTTTTTAATGGGTTCGGATTGACTGCGGGGATTTACTACTGTAGTATATAGAGGTACTACATAAGAGCTTATTTTTAGATTGATCAGTAGGTTCAGGGGGATATGGTATCTTTCCCTAAAATTTCCTACTCCTCCCCCTTCAAAAATTTTGCACAAAAAAATTCCCGCTCGGTGGCGGGAATAAAAAATCTATTTGATGAAGCTTGGTAGTTCAACCTGACGAACTTTTTTGAAATTCGTCTGAAGAAATTCAATTGCGATTTGAAGATCTTCAAGGAAGAGGTTGAACTCCTGGCCGTGAATCTCACACCTACGTACGAAATCTGAACCGTAATCGTCAATTGTAAGAATTTTTTCGTCCTGGATTTTTTCCAGAATTTCCAATTCACTTTTGACTCGGATCATCTCGTCGTGCAGTTCCTGGAGTTTCCAGGTTTTCCCGGTTGCGGGATTTTTAACAGAGAAGCGGGTAGCCATTGGTACAAATGTACTACAGGGATAAATTTGGTCTCCTGCGCGTACATATGTACTGTACTACATCACGCGGGATAATTATTCGGTAAACCGAACCTTTTGTAACAATTCTTATTAATTCTTAATGTAAAGAAATATTACAACATACTCAAAAAATAGAAAAAATTACATCATTTTTAAAATTATAACAAAAAATCTAGTGCCTGACTGCAATTGTAACCATAAATGGCGGATTAAAGGCGTTTACAAGGCAAAGGAAGGAAAGAGAAAGAATTGCGGTCAATAAACGCGCCAAACAAAGAAAAAAGGGACTTTTTACGGTCCCTTATGCTTTTAATCCTGGTAATGATGTGAAGCTTTAAACAATCTTGATTGATTGACTAAGTGCTGATGATCTTCAAGCAAGCGAGTGTACTTGTCCGGTAGATCATCCTGGAATAGTTCTTTGACTTCTTGAAGAGATAAAGAGAAATTAGTCATTTAAGCTGACCTCTTCTAACTCTTCTTTTATTGCTTCTAAATCAGAAGCATCCAGGCATAAATCAAACTTGTCAGAATAGGTGAAAGATTTAGACAGTATTTGTTCGCCTAAGATATAGGCAACCATGTTTGCCACACTTTCAGGTTCTGAGAAGTCGGTTGATACCTCACCAAAATTAGAGTTTTCATATTCTCTAATTAGTTCGATAGCGTCAAAAACAACATCACCTAACCACTTTCTAGCTTTGTAAGTCCCAATAATAAAATAATCAGTGTTACAAAGTTCGTGATGCAAATCTGCACAATAAGAATCAAGTCCTATTGAATCATTTAATTTGCTGATGATGTCGCTTTTGACATCTTGGAAAAGTGTTTCCACTTTAAAAACTCCGTGTAGTAATTTTTTGGATAGGTCTTTGTTTGACCTATTACAATACTACAGTATAAAGAACTATATTGATATAGGTATAAATACTCATTCTCTTATTTGAATAGGCATTAACAAAAATTCTAGTTTTGGTGCAAATTCTTCCAGATGTTCAAATTCTTTCAATACTACTTTTGCAGTAATTAAAAAAGCTGTATTTGAATGATTACCATTAAAAGTCATAACAGGATCGTTATAATAATTTTTTTGGCAATAAGTAGAGACAGTTTGAGAGATTAATTTCAAGTAAGAAGCATTAAAGGAAAAAGACTGCTTAAACTCATTTGAGAAATCATTAGGGTAAATCCGCTCTAAATCCGGATAATTCTCAACACCGCTTAAATCTTTCCAAGCTCTTGACTCGCTCCAATTCATGTTGGAATCATGAAAAGCAGCATAGTTATTTTCATTAAAAATAATGCTATGAGCTTTTGGAACTTTTTTATCAAAAGCTTTTGGATTAATCAAAAAAGACTCTTTAGCGTAAAATTTCTCAGTAGTAGGAAATTTGAATCTAAAAGCTACATGACCGTTAGTTGCTTGGATGCATACAGTCTTTCCAGTAGTTAAAACGCTAACAACTGAAATAGTATGCTTTACATCAGGTTTAGCTACGAATTTTGAAGCAATAAACAAAGGAAAAGCTGGTAATTCTGCTAATACAGGATGCTTAGTTTGAATCGTGCCAGTTTCTTCAAGTGTTTTGAGTTCGTCGGTAGTGTTCATAGTTGTGAATTTAAACTACTCTAGTACAATAGCAGATAAGTTTAAAAAAGACAAGAAAGTGAGAAATTCTCATAAGAATTGACTTTTTTCATTGCTGAAAATCTATTATGTGCTACAGTAACAAAGTCCCTACCTATAGGACTAATTTATGGATAAAAAACAAGGTGTTGAGTACATCAAGGATTATCTAAGTGATCCTGATAACACTCTGACAAGAAAAGAAATAGTAGATATTTTAAGCGATCCAGAAGGAAAGTATGTTGTGCCTGAAAAAACAGCATACCGATGGTACAAAGAAGCGTACCAAGAAGATCAATGGATGAATCCTAGATCACACACGGATAAAGCATCCGATGATAAAGAACTTGCTATTTCAACAGTAAGAGACTTATTAAATGCAGCGATCCAGGATAACGATTATGAAAAAGCAACATCGTTATCTGAAAAGCTCTTAAAACTACATAACCTTGCTAGGAGATTTTAAAATGAGTAATTCTTATTGGCATAGCTATCCCTTTAGACATTTGCTTAGAGGTATAGCTTCTAGATATCCAAAAACCTATAA